AACAGATAACATATTTTTTGTTGAAAATGCCGCATATGCCGCCTGTGCCGCTAAATCGGTTGCATATTCAAATTTGTCGATTGTTACAGGCATTAGATTTTACCTTTTAATTCATGTCTGGTTTCAGTTGTTAAGTCAGCCATCTCCAAATTAACCTTACCTTCATTGTTGAACGACCTGTAAGTAGAACCATCTGGATTTGTGCCTGTTAGAACGTCCTCAACAACAAGAATTATTTTTGTTATTTTCCGCTTTCTCGTTGCGTTTCCGATGATTATTTCTTCTGCCATGAGTTGCCTCCTAATCACTTATTTTATTCACCGTTACTATAATGGATGGAGAAGCTGGACGAGCCGGAGTCCCAGCTGTTCCAGTCGCAACCATTTGCACCCCAGCAGCATTTCCCCAATACATTAAAGTAAACTTCTGGCCGGCAGTGAAAGTATAGATATATGTTACGGTTACTATTCTTTCATTCCCGGTTCCAACAAACTTGGAAACAGTGTTGGAACGGGGGACATCTGCTCCATCTACACGCAACCAAATATCAAGTATATCATTTGGCGTATCAGTCTTAGCCACTGCTGAGAAGGTTATTAGATAAGTGCCGGCTATATCAATCTGGACATCTGCGCTGGCTGTCCCTGCTGTGCTGTGGGTAAGACCGTTCTTGACATCATCGTACTCAAGGATAACAGGATAGGCTACTGTTGCGGCAGTGGCAAATTGGGAAGTTAAGGAACTGAAATTACCATATGGGAGAACACCTAATGGTGCTGTCCCTGATGTTCCAGCATAACCAGCACTTGTGGCTTTGGCGGCAGTTCCTGCATAATCCGAGCTAGATGCCGTCCCGGTTTGGATATAAATAGAACCTAAGGGAATACCGGTTGTCCCCATGGCAGCCGATGTTCCCCAATAGGTGTTAACAAGATATCCCGTTGTCCCGCTGGTTTGGTTCCCAGTTACCCTTAAAGAATTAAATGTTCCATCTGAACCAATTGCGGTTGCAAAATATGCAGTTCCTGATTGGCCAGCTGAAGTTGAATAATAAGCAGTCCCGGCATTGCCAGCACTTGTCGCATATAAGGCAGTCCCCGATGTGGTTGCAAAAGATACAGTCCCTGATGTGCCAGAAGTTGCCCCTCCTGTAATGGCTATTAAAGCTGTCCCTGCATATCCGGCTGACTGAGCGAATCCGGCAGTTCCCGATTCTCCTGAACTTGTAGCATAAGCTACTGTGCCTGACGAACCACTGGTTGACCCACCGGATAACGCTATGAGGGCGGTGCCGGAATAACCTGCTGATGTGGCATAGGCAACCGAATCAGGAGAAGTTCCTGAAGACCCTGAGCTACCGCTGGAACCACTTACTCCTGATGTACCTGACGAACCCGAAACTCCACATGAGCCGGATGTTCCACTTGATCCGGAAGAACCTGAGCTACCAGACAACCCCACATCATCAAGTGTAATATTGATATCAGTCGCATCACTTATCGTTACGGTTATATCAGTATCACTCATGTTGCTGTCCCCATGGTTCCTGGAGTTTCCGTCACCCCATATTCAAGGTCAAACTTCCCCTTCATTACTGTTAAGAATTCATTGGCAGTATCGGTGGTAACGGCGATATCAAAATCATAAACTCCGACATCCAAACTGGAAGTATCCGTAGGGATAAGAGATATCTGCGCGCTGCCGGAAGTCCCACCGGTTGTATCAGTGAAAGTTGACACTATCTTTTGAAGGGAAGCATCGGAATCGGGAAGATCCCAATTGGTCTTGAGGGTGAACTTAATTACCCAGTTTTTTATATTATGGAGAGTACCGTCAGATTTTTTAAATGTTACTCCATAAGTATGAGAATTCCCTCGTGTAAGGGAAAGACGTTTATGAGCCATTTTACCACCTTCCTTCTATCGTACATGAAGATGTGCTGTAAATTTCCCTGTCAATACATGATCGGCAGAAGTTCCCATGGTAGCGAGAACTTTAATAAATGGGATAGTGGGGAGGCTTATGTCGAGAATTCCACTCTGTCCTGCCGTACCGATTATTGTCCCAGCCGTTCCAATGGAAACATAGGATTCGCCTTCCCACGCATGACAAGCCTGATAAACGAAACTGCATGTACCGCAGGAGCTTACTCCTATCGGTTCAATGGCATAAGTGATGCCGATTTTACCTTGCCTCATGCAATCACGAAGGTCAAAAGGACCAGCTGTTCCACATGTTCCACCGAGAATGGTTTGTGATTTGAATAATTGAAGTGTGGTAATAGATCTTTCGTTACCCATAAGTCGCTCCTTTTAAAACAGGGGAGAGAGTTCACTATCCCCTCCCCTAATAATTAATTTTATAACATTTTTACAAACTGCTTCCGGATGTTCCGGTTGCGGCCGTGATTGCAAACTGAGCAGTTCCGGAATTACCAGCAGACGTAGCTTTGAGTGCTGTTCCTGCATTTCCGGCAGAAGTCGCCTTAACTGAGGTTCCGGCATAGGAAGCGGTTGTCGCTACCATCCCGATACTGGAAAGAACCTGAGTTGATCCATTCTCAATATCTTCAATAAGTTTTTTTATTTTTAAAATCGCCATAATTTCCTCCTTATGAGGGGTTAAATGAAAAACTCAACTAATTGTTAAGAACCATATTCACGATCCCTCATCCTGCCCATCATGGGGATTGTTTTCCTCATGCGGTCGGAATAAGCATCGGGAAGCGGTCCGAATTTTGATGTAAAACTATCTTCGTACATTTTTGCCAGATTAAGATTGTAGGCATCGGAGTCAGGTTTGGAAAATGCCAACTTTGCCGCCCAATCACATAGGTCAATATGGTATCTATCGTCTATTTCCGGGGAGGTCTGCATGGTAAATGAGATTAATGGAAGACGAGAAACAACCAAATAGGCCATGTCATTGGACGATGGAGCGAAGAGAAAAGTGATGGTATTCCCCGGTTCATTAAGGAATGCCTCCGGATAACCACCACTGCCACAAGTTCCTACTGTTCCATTTGTTCCCCACCAAGCACTGAATTCTTCATCAACTTGAGGATAATGGAGAGGTCCACGGAGAGGATAGGTCAGGGATTTTAACTGGCAACGTTTGACTTGAAGGATTTTGGGACTAAGTTGATAAACGCCTTGGTCTGCCACAACAGAGAGGACACATAATGGTTTCTGCCCTGCTGTTGAAGCCGTTGCCGCTGTACCTGAATCATTGGTCGTTGTCGCATCAATGATTAAATGCGCCCGCCGACACGCCTGAACTTCAGCATAATTGAGAAAACGTAAGAGTTCTGTATCCGGCCATAGATATGGTATGGCTACATCATCCAATACACTTTCCCGCAAATGGGTTATTAATTCTCTTCCTATCATCTCTTACTCCGTTGCCGGTGCATCATCCTTTCCGACATCTTCCTTAATTACTGTATAGGTAATACGAGGAATGTTTTTCGTGTAGGACTTATAAGTACCATCTGGTTGCATAACCTGAGTGGTATCCGTCCTTATCCTTGTATCCAGCATCATACGAATAGGCCGCGGGATATCTATTTCGACTCCAGGTTTAGCCAAATAAGCAAATCCGTTAAGGGAAATAAACACACCCTCGGACGGAATCTCGGGAGTTTGGTTGATAATAATACGATCACGGATATGTCCTTCCGGTCCAACAAAATACTTTTCCGGATTTTTCTTCATATCCAACTCCAGCTTTTTAGCCGTACTTAACTCTTCTGCTCTTTCTTCTTTTGTAGCCATAATAGACACCCCTCAAATTTTGGTTATGGAGGGAAAGTTGCCTCTCCCTCCTGTTGATTGATTAATTTAACTTATGATTCTGCCACAAACGGTTCCTGATACGGCATATGATGCAACTGGGTGAATGTGCATGTGCCCATCGTACCGGCACCACCAACACTGAAGTTTACCGTGGCATCAGCCGGACCCTGCAATAACATGGAGGCCAGAGCTACACAGTTATCGGGGAGGTCAGGCAGTTTACATGCCGCAGCAGCCAGTGCCGCAGTTGGGTAATCATCGATATCTTTCTTAACGATATTGCCCGGACCACAGACCTGGGGATAACCATCCGTTCCACCGTAGATAAGGAACTTGCAGCAACAGTTGGTTCCCATTAAACCCATGCCGGCCTGGATGTTGTTACCGGAATAAGCGCCTGTGCCAAGGTTAAGGTTATCGGTTGCGGCGATTGTGTAAATCGAACCGTTGATGGAAACGAACACGCTGTTATTGGTTTTTACACCAGTTCCAGCTGTTCCGCAACTTGCAGCCGAACCGACATTGCCATCGGTTCCGGCAACCACTCTGTTTACAATACCCTGAATCGCCCGACGAATGGTATCATCAGGAAAAGCCTGAGGCACTTTTCGCTTGGCATTCTCGGTACTGGTTTTAGAATCATCAAATTTTGCGTAAGCCATAATATTACTCCTTTAAGTTGTGAGTTGTGTTGTCCTAGACTACCGTTCAATTACCTCACTGGCTAGGATGTTCAGAGAGGTTGGTGTTTACAGCTCTCAAGCCAACTCTTGCCTAGAAACTGTACGTATTTTTAGCCTCAACTCTTCAACAAAAAAACATCAATTAATTTCATAGAGTCGCCGCAACTTCAAGTACCGCCATCCAAGCATCGTTCAAAATTACCGTTGTCTGCATGGTCTTCCAGGATATTGAACCTCTCTGTGCCAGCGGGTCGGCAATGCTCGGGTTCGGATTGACTACCATTGGGGTAATCGCATATTTGCCTTTGAGTGCGATAAAGCCGTAGGCATCTTTCCCGAAGTACATTACTGGGTACACATCGGCAACTCCGCCGGTATTAATCATTGTTGAACTGGATGCTCCGCCTCCATCATAGGGAGTGAAAATTGTGGACTTCAGATAACGCACATCTTCGCAAGCGCCAATCTCTGTTTCCCATGGGCTTACTTTTCCGTAATCGGCAACGGATGTAAATCCAGTCATGCCGCGAATATCGGAGGTAAGGTCAACATGGGTTACACCAGCATAAGCCGGCAGAATGGATTCCGTGTTGAAAGACGGAGTGGATTTGACGATGGAGGTGACAAATCCGGCTTCCTGACGCTCCAATGCGCGAACAACTTTCCTCTGGTCAGAACGGGTAATGGCCGTTGATACAGAGGTTCTGGCGGACTGCGAATTTCCATAGAAAACATTGGTACACGCCTTGAGCACATTGTAACGAAGGGTTTCAACTGTCTTGGCTGCCTGTTCACCGATAACCGCAATACCTTCCTGCATGATCGGATCTTCATGGGTATCCTGAACGACATCAGTAATGCCGATGAGTCCACCGTACTGGGAAAGGGTTGCCGTGATATCCGTTGCGGTCATTTTGTCGGCCACAGGGGTGACGCCTTCAGTCAATGCCGTTGTGCGAAGTCCCAGACTATTGTAACGTCTGAATTTCATGGATTGGGTCTTGTTCGCGGGAAGCGACTTAGCCTGGCCGAATTTTTCCAGGCACAGATACGGCATGGCTCTCTTTAGCAAATCCACAGCAACAAATGCCGCAGTTCTAGGGGTTATATTCCCATAAGTAGTTAAATTCATTGTGTTTTCTCCTTATTTACTTGTCGCCTCATCAAACGCTCCATCGAAATCATCAGATGGTTTAAGGTTCGGATTTATTGCGCCGCGTTTAGATTGCGGAGGGGTCAAGGCAGCTTTCCGGTCTTTCTTGGCCTTGTCCATTTCCACAACATTGTTCTGAAGCGGATCATTGGCTGGTTGGAGATTATTCTCTTTATAGAAATCGTCCAGAAGAGAAATAACTTCCTCGGCTGTTCCCGATTTGGTAACGTCCAGCATTCCCTTTTGGAGATATGCCGGTTTGGTTTGTATCCATTCAACGATCTTACCATTCTCATGGTAGGTCTTGTAATCAGGATGTGCCGTTTCGATTGAATTGAAGTGGGTGCTTACCGCATCCTCTTCCCGTTCCTTGGTTGTCTTTTCGACAAACTCGGTGGCCGGCTTCAACTGACTCTGGAATTCTTCTTTTACTTCATTGAGTTTCTTTTGAAATCCTTCGTTCAGTATGCCGTAAATTGACTTGATCGCTTTTCCGAGTTTTAAATTTTCCACTTTGGAAACCAATCCGAATTCTTCATCATACTCTTTTAACATGACCTTTTCTTCATCATTGAGATTAAGGTTTTTTAAAAGAGCTTCAACGTCCAGTTCGGTTTCCACTTTTTTATTTTTATCGTCAGCAGGAGGAGGCTCGGGAGGTTTCTTGAGTTTCTCTATCTCTGCCTGGTATTCTGCTTCTTTAGTTTTGAACTCATTTTCTTTGGACTTGATTATCCCGTTGAGGCTTTTCCACTTTTGCTCAAAATCTTCCGGAGGTGGTTCCTCAGGTGGAGTTACGGGTGGAGGGTCTACTTTAACCGGGAGAGGATCTTCTACTTTTGCAGGAGGTGGGTCGGGTTTAGTCTGACTTGGATCATCATCATTGGTCAGGTCTGGAGAAAGAGTTCCGTCCTCACCTTTTACTTCTGCTTCGTTGAACGCATTGCCGAATACTTCATCCTGTTGTGACAGGAGTTCCGCGGCTGTGTTCTCATCCGGTTTTTCTTTCATAATTTTTCCCCTCATTTAAAATAAAAAAAGGCCACAGATGGAAATTAATCCAAATGCAGCCTCTGGTCTCGTTTGCTTATTGAGATTTAAGCTTTCGCTATCTTGCCCTGTATGATTCTTTTTGCTCCCTCAAGAAGTTTACAGAATTCGATAGCTTCCTGTTTCGACATCTTTACTTCATCACTTCCTCCTTTTGGCTGACGATTAAAAGTTGCTAAATCACGCTTCAAATCTTTTTTCAAAATACGTTTCTGGTTATCATATACCATGAGTTAATTTCCCTGTCAAATATTTTTTTAAGAAATCATATTTCCCATATCTCTTGGCATCTGCGGGTTCCCTCTTATAATCACATCCTTCAATTCCCTGAATGCCGCTATCTTTCCTTGATTGTGTTTCAGTTCGGACTCCTGAGCAACATCATTCTGGATTC